TCCTGTGAACTATGATTACATTGAATCGGTTCACATCACATTTTTTGTGCAAAAATTTTTGGATTTCTCTTGGTGAATAAGGAATTACAATTTGTTTCATTTTAAAACAAAACCCCCCTAGTGCAAAGTTTGTTTTGGATTTTCATAAACCATTTCTTCTAACACAGTTTCTTTTAAGTAGTTAGAAAAGTCTTGAGCTTCTTCATCTGTTTCAAAGCCATGAAAACTAGAAACAACAACTGGTTTCCCAGTAACTTTATCCTCCATTATAAGGATCATTGTTTTTAATAAGAGATTATCCATTTTGTTTGTTTATACCTTGTATCAATATTTATTCAACAGACCAACCTAAAAATGGGGTATCGGTTTAAAGAACCCCCTACATGTTGTGTTTTTTATTCAATTAACCACAAATTATTACTAACGATAATTAATTGTTATCAATAGTAAACTTCCGATAATAGAAAGTTATCAAACCTTTTGCATTTTGTGATATTTTTGCCACTCATATATAATAAATGTATTTTTTGTGTGCAAGAAATACACACTCTCTACATAAACATTGACTTATTAATCTATTTGTCTGCCCAAGAAATTGACAAAGGTTGGTCTTTATCGCCTTTAATTGTAAGCTCTGCAGCTTTTCCATACCTTTTAGCTGACAGTTTAGAAGCATTCCATTGACTTGATGCAACTATTATCTTGTAAAGGTTCACTAAATTCTGTCCAGCTTTGCCGTCAATGTCTCCTGACTCAATCTTTGATTCTAATTCTAACCTTTTATCTTTTAAATTACTAAGTTCTAAATCTATGGCTAACTCTTTTGCTTTCTGATAACGATCCATTAAATCTGAATCTGCAACTAATTCTTTTCTAAATGATGTCCAGGTGTAATCTATTTCAGGCTTTTCAAATACCTGGCGAATAGTTAAGCCATCACTTAAGCAATCAATAATTAAATCGCTTAATTTCTTCGTTAATTTTCTAGGACGTCCAGCCATATTAAATCTTCTTAAACATACCCTTTAAACTGTCATAGATAGTTGCTGAGAGCAGTTAGAAAGGGAATAAGAACCACTCTCAGCGTTGTAGCTACAAAATATACCTATAAAGGGATTATAGTGTATAAATTCCTATAACACACAAGATATAGATTTACCAATCAAAAAGACCTTTCTTCTTAAAAATAGGTTTGGTTGTGTGATTAAATGGGTTAATTTTTAAGACTCCCTTTTCCATCATATCATTTAAAATAAGCTGTGCAGTATATGCTGGAAATAAATTATCTAAAACAATGTTGGTTAGAATTTGTGGCTTTAAAATTCCAGCTTTATATTCATTCCATAACTGTTCAATGAGTTCAATCTTTTCTGCTTGAGTATAATTGTTGAATCTTGTTCTTTGTAATGGTTTACCTTTAAAAGTATAAGTAAAGGCAGGGGGAGTTGAATTTAACTTATTCATCAAATTTCTTAAACCTTTTAAATCCCTTATTAGTATTATAAGAGTTAGTCTTATCCTTCTTAATACTACCCAAATTTTGGTTAGTCACATACCCACCATTTGACAGGGGTAAGACAGATTTCTTAGGAACTTTAAGCTCATAGAGATTAGCGGAGGTTCTTCTGTGGACAATTAGATAGCCATTTTTAACTAGCTCTTTTTTACACTTTTGTAGTGTATTTACAGATATGTTTAATTTAGCTTTTAAAGTGCTGTTTCTTAAAGTTCTATATTTTTCGGATAAGGATCTTATGTAAGTAAATAGCTGCTTACTATCATTACATAAATCATCATCCCAAATGATTTGATTAGGTACTATTGTAAATCCCTTTTTTGTCATATCCCTGCTAAACCCTATATGGCAAATTTTGGGTAATCACAAGCTGTATTTAAGGGGTTGACATATACAATACAAGTAGTGTACAAGTTAACCATGCAAGCGAATCAAGTAAACATAAACAAAGGGAAAACAATGAACCAAGAAAAACTAAAAGAAATACACAATAAAAGATACTTAGACTCTAGTTATAAAGAGGTTAAGTTTGACAACCAAAACAACCTACAGTTCTTTTTAAGTGAGAAAGAAATAAAAGGTAAAATTTGGATTGTTGGTAAATGTTTCACAGATAAATCTTTCAATTCTAAATGGTTTTATAGATTTAAAGACATGGAACAATTTAACAAACAATGTCTTGAAACTATTGAAAACAATACTTCAAGATTAGAATCTAAAAACAAATACAAAGAAGAAAGAACAAAACCACACACTTTAAAAGTTGGTGATGTTTTATATTGTTCTTGGGGTTATGACCAAACACAAGTTGATTATTTCAGAGTCAAGAGTATTTTAGGCAAAAGAAAAATCAAAATTGTTGGACTTGGTACTTCTTTGGAAAGTGATGGAATACATGACAAAGCAACTCCAAGTGATGAAGTTGGCAACCATTGGACAAGTGATTCAAAAGGTGGTTTTGGTAATACATTAATGAAATACGCTAGTAGTAATAATAGCGTTAAAATTTCATCTTTTGCTTATGCTTACAAATGGGATGGACAAGCGAAATATTCAACTGATCCTATGGGAGGACATTAGCATAATGTTATTACACTCAATAATTGAAACGATCCCATTAGTCATAATTTTTGGCTTTTGGGCTTGGGTTATACTAGGAGAAGAAAAATGATAATATACGGAAAAGCAATACACAGAAAACACACTAAAAGAGTTGCTATTATTGTGGCAATTTTTTTAGTATCAATATTAACAATAATAATAATATAAGGGGTCTAGCATGAAAATAAAAAGTTGGGATATTTTTAAAATTTTTAAAGGCAAGGCAAAAAAGGTAAATGATAAAACTATTTTTGATGAAATGGAGAATGTTAATCCATTTGAACAAGTGTCGGTTTTACCAATTCATGTGGTTTCTTTTTTAGAAGAAAAAGCAAAAAGGAGAAAATGAAGATAGGGATTAATCACAATTTAAGATTAAGACTTCTTGTAGAGGAACTAACAAAAAAATTAGAGTCAAAAACTATCAAGCTAAAAATAGCAGAAAGGAAGTTGTTAAAATATGAAAGAAACAATACTTGAAATAACTGTAGCTTGTATGGTTTTAAGTTATTTAATTTACGTTATATACACATTATGAATATAGAAAAGGGATTAAGAGCAGAATATGAGCTTTTTGAAGATGAGGTAAAAGACAAGATTAGCTTTGGCGATTTTATGGCAAATCCAAGTCAAGCAAGATTAGTTATTGAAATGGTTAAAAGCATTATTGTAGGCAAGAAAGAAAAAGAATTAAGAATTAAACAGGGAAAAATGAAAAGTGGAATATGATAGAAATATTAATAGTAATAGAAGTAATAGCTTTAATTATTTACTTAAATAAGTAAATGGATGGCTATACATGGTCTAGGGAGCTTGGGCTTAAAATTGTTGAGTGTTGCCTGTGTACTGAGGAGGGATTAATTATGGAAAATAATAAGCTATATTGTGCCGATCATTATTGTCTTAAAACTTGGAAAAAACAGTTGCAAAATGTAGATAAATACTTAACAAAGAAAGAGGAAGATGAAAGTTAAATTAGAACCTTTTGAAGTACAGATGGCAGCAGAAGTTGCTAATCGAAGATTTATTGAAAATCTTAAAATGGGTAAAAACTTTTCTTATGGATATAAGGGAACTGTAGAACAGACGATAGCTTTAGGAGTCATGGGAGCTACGGCAGAACTAGCTTTTTCTAAAGCAACAAACACCTATTTTAATGGATCTTACTCAGACCAATACTCAAGATATACCGATTCAGATATGCAGAATCAAATAGAAATTAGATCGCAAAAAAGAAAAGATTATAACTTTTTATTAATAAGACCTGGAGAGAAAAAAGCTAGATATGTCCTTGTTATTGATGAGGGAAATTTTGAATTTAGTTTAATTGGATGGTTTCCGTTTATAAGTGATATGCCACAACGTCTGACTAATTTTGGACACATTAACAGACCACCAGCTTACAAAGTAGATATTAAAGAACTGTACCCAATAGCTGATTTAAAAACTTAATGTATATACTATTGACACAGCTTGTATTATTCTATAAGGATTCTAAATATGCTTAAAAAAATAGGGAAAGAATGGGGAAACAAGTCACACCTTAGTCCAAGTCAAATCAATAAATTGTTATGTCAATGGTATTACGATTACAACGTCTTAACACCTGAACAAAGAAAAAAACTACCGCCAAATATGAAAATGGTTTTTGGTGGAATTGTTGGTCAAGCTGTTCAAGATATAATAGTAAACAAGCTAACAATAAAAGAAGTAATGGAGGGAAAAAAATAATGTCAGATTACGACCATGCTATGAAAATCAATCAGCAGCATAAATTAATAAATGGTAAGTTACAAAATCAAGTAAGTAATTTGCAATTTGAAAATAAGAAGTTAAAAAATAAAGTAATGGAAATGGTAGCTAAAATAAAAGAGTTAGAAGAAGCTCCAACAAAAGCAATATTAGTAACAAAAGAAAAGGAAAAAAATGACGGATCAAGTAAAGAAGACAAAACAAGTAAGTAGGGAAGAAACATCTAAAGGAAGTTTTAAAGAACGATATGCTGAATGTATTAAACAGTTAAAAACTGTTCCTACTGTAAGCATTAAAGGTAAATCATATTCAACTGTTGCAGAGAGACACAGGCATTTAAAGAAATATTTTCCTGAATCTAAAATAGATGAAGCGTTACTTTTCCATGATGCTGAAAGAGTTATAATTAAAACCACTCTTTACATAGCAGACCAACCTTATGCTTCAGGTCATGCTGAAGAATTTAGAAACTCATCATTTATAAACAAAACAAGTGCAGTAGAAAACTGTGCCAGTTCTAGTTTAGGAAGATGTCTAGCAGGATTTGGACTACATGGTTCAGAATATGCTTCAGCAGATGAGCTAACAGTTGCTTTACTAAGTCAAGGACAAAGCAAAACACAAGTTTCAATCAAAGATAAAATAAACAAGCAAACAACTGAAACAAAGTTAAATGCTCTTTATTCAGATTGGGAACAAGAAAATGACACAGTTAAAAAGTCATTTGAAGAAAAGCAAAAAAACATAAAAACAAACGGAGGAACGAATGCAAAAAGTTGGTAAACCAAAAGATTGGGTATTATTTCCCTATGACGTTACCCATGAGATGTCTGTAAAAATAGATTTCTCAGGTAACATACAATTAAATAATGGAAAGAAAGGAACTATCTTAGCTTCTAAAGGAACGTCTAAAGATGGTAACACAAAATTTGTTAGATTATTTACTCAGACAGGAGTTCTGTTTAAGGGAGATGATGGCAAGTTTACAGGTGACATGACTAACGTAGAGATAGGTGGCAAAAAAGCTCTTATCGGTTGGTTAAATGATAAATCAGACAAACCAAATATATCAGGTTATGCAAATGAACCTGGTGTTAAACCTGAGTCTAAAGATCAAGCACCATTTTAATGAACGTAATAGTTATTATAATGCACTTAGTTAATGGTTCGGTAGCTGAAGCCACAATTTCAGTTACTGCACCAAAGGTGCTTTGTAATGAAGCTATTAAAAAAGTTGCTGTTTTAAGCACTAAGGAAAGCACAATTAGATATAAAGGAAACAAAGTTTTTCTTTATTACTGTAAAGATAAAAAAGGAAATGATGTCAAATAACGTAGAAACTATGAGCAAATTAACTAAAGAATTAGAACAATTATTAAAAAGTAAACAAGCACAATATGGTAGTTTTGATGAAACCTCTTTTGCTATGAAAGGAATATTAGAAAGTATTTTAGCTGCACACAATGGTCATAAAGTAAGAGTTCCTAACAATATATTTGGTTGCTTTATGCAATTTCTTAAAATTTGGAGAAGCATAACAAACCCTATGTATAAAAAAGATACTTATGATGATGTCAATGGCTATAACGAATTAAATCGTATGCTTAAAATAAAGGAAACAGAAGATGAATAATAAAATACCCATGACACCAGTAATGCTAAACCTCTTGAACTTTATTAAAAAGTATGTCAAAAAGAACAAGTATTGTCCAACTTTTCAAGAAATGGCAGATGGATTGAATTACAGGTCAAAAAATTCAATCACAGTTTTAATAAATAAACTTGCCAAAAGAAATGAGGTTAAAAAGATAAATGGATATAGGAGAAACATTGAGCTTAAAAACTAAAAAAACTTTTCAATTATTATCTATATTGAAAAAATGTAGAGAAAAAGGTAAGTTTGGTTTGTCTATGAAACTAATTAGTAAATACAAAATTGATAAGAAAAAACTTGAAGAAAACTATTATGATTAAAGTAGAAAAAACAACACTAATAGAAATGAACGTAGAATTTAAACAAATTTTTGACGGAGCTACAGTTGAAGAAGCAACTGAAAAAGCTCATAATCAAAAATCGCCAAGTGAAACTGCCAAATGTACTATCGCAGGTCAAAGGTTTCTCAATGCGAAAATTAAACCGATCAGCGATATACATAATGATGACAGAACCAAAACAGATCCAAAATCTAGAAATGAAACAACAGAAGATGGTGGAAAAAATGTATAAATATAAAAGATTATTTCTTTCATATAAACATAAACTGCCACAAGTTTCAGAAAAGATAATGAATCTAAAACAAAGACAAGATAAAGTTAGCACTTAAATCTTGTCATACATTGATAAGTTGCAATAGGGAGTAATCTATCTTTGTCTCAAAATGAAAGGAAGCAAATGGTAAACGAAGAACAATTAGTACAAGTAAACTTTAACGAAAAGAAAGAATTGTTTTATCAAAAACTTGGTAAAGCATTAAGATTAGAAAGAATAAGAAACGGAAAAACACAATCACAAGTAGGTAAAGTAGCTAACGTAACATTTCAGCAAATACAAAAATATGAAAAAGCTAAAAATGAATGTGGCGAATTTAGAGCAAGAAAAATAGTAGAGTCTTACGGAAGAAGATACGAAGATTTCTTGAATGAATATGATGTTCACACCAGTTAGACATAAATTAAATACATTAATTCCTCATGCTAAAGAGGTAGGAGATTTTAATTATTTCTCTAGCATAGTGGAAAGAATGATATTTAACGGACATGAAGCTCACAAAACTATTCCAGGTTATGAAAAGTGTAAGCCTGAGATAGAAGCCTTTAAATGGTTTGACGGAATTAATATTCCTGTTCATGGCTATTGTGATTTTAAAGGTGATGTAGTTATTGAGGATAAATGTAAGTTCCCAAGAAAAGGCAGACCAAAGAAAGACGGAACAAGGTCTTGGCTAACAACTAAGCTACCTGAGAGCATACCTGAATACAATCAGACTCAAGTTGATTTTTATTATTATGCTACCAAGCTACCTGTTTATGTTTGTTATATTAATGAAGATACCTTTAAAGTATTTCATAAGGATAATTGCGAAACTTTACAACCTGAAAGCATGATGTCTAGGTTTGATTCGTTTATTCAAAAATGTAAAGTTAGACAAAATCTTATGAAAATCAGTAGTGATCCTAAAGTAGTTAAAGACTTTATTCAACCTGATTTTACTCATTTCTTTTGGAGAAATGATTTAGACCCTGACTATTTAGAAGACGCTAAAAAGTTTTGGGCTAGTTAATAGTTGGTGGTAATTAAATGCTGTAAGCAGTATCTCCCTTGATTACCACCTATTATTATTTACCAATCATTAAAAGGAATAGTTTTCTTTTCTAGGTATTCATCAAAGCAACTCTTAGTATCTTCTTTATGGGTCTCACAAAAGTATTTATGTTCTGCGTTAATTATCCAACCACCTTCATTACTCATTAAAGGTTTCTTACAAATATGACACTCTCCACATTTGATTGTTTTTACTTTTGATTTATTCCAAGTTTTCTTTTTGCCCACCATCACCCCAGTTCAATAATAGAACTACGCCTAAGAATTTCTGTATTCTTTTGCACTTATTGTACTTTTAGCTTTGTCTATTGCCATACTTTGTAACCTGATTTATCTTTAATTAAAGATTCTTTTCTATTGTTACCATCTGTTTTAAAACTAACATGAATCCAACCACTATCAGGAATACCATCTTCATAGTATTCACTTATTAGTTGGTCAAAGTCAAAATTGTTTTTAATGTGTGCAGCTACTTCTTTATTATCAAAACCTGGTATTTCAAAATCTACTGCCTGACCTTGTGTGTGTTGACTTGTTTTAGAGCTACCTAACTTTTCACATAATGCAGGTGATCTATAACCTGAGCTAATCATTATAGGTCTTGATTCATAGTATTTTCTTAAAGGTTCTAATATGTTTTCACATAGAGCTTTTAAGTTATCTTGGTGAGGATCTGTGATTTCATTTAAAATATTAAACCTAGATGCTGTGGCAGATTTAGTCATTTCTTTTAGACTAAAGTGTTTAGATAATTGTGTCATTCATAATACTTTCTATCATATCCAACAACTTTCCATTGAACTGATTTTTTAAATTTATTTCTTTTAGCATATTCTTCAGCTTCCTTTATAGTATTCCAAACTTCATTTGTAAAGATTTTCCACACATCATCTTTTAACCAAACTATATTAAACATTGGGTCTATTGTAGGGTTGGCAACTAAACTTGATATTAATTAAATTTTTATTAACCTTTTCTATTTCCTTAATCTTTTTAATTGATTCCTTATATCCTGCTATTAAACATTCTTTATAACTATCATAACCTTGTGGCATTTTATGTGGGTCAGTACACTCTTTATAAGTTATTGAGCAGATTATCATAATCAATGCAAATTTCATTTTTACTCTTTTGTTTTTAGTTCTTTAAGCTCATCTTTTAATTCTTGCAATTCTTTGTTTGATCTTGATAGATCGTCATTTGTATATTCAAGTTTTTGTAAGCACCTTTTATTAGCAGCATCTTTGGTCTTACCAGCGTCTTGTAGTTCAGCAACTTCTTCTCTAAGAAGTCTTACCTGATCTTTATACTCTAGTATAATATCCTTTGATGCGTCTGACATTATTTTCTTTTAATTAAGTCTGTAGCTTTAATTCCAAAGATTGCACCACATACTGAAACCCATAATGCTTGAAACCAAAATGGTAGATTGTTAAAATGATCAAAGAAAAGCGAAACCTTTTTATGTATTTCAGGATCGTCACTAAACACAGACCATGCCAATAAAACTATAGGGATTGAAATTAAAACAAGGACAAATTCATCTTTAAAATCTCCTTTGTGGCTTTCTAATATTTTACCACTATATTCAACTTCACCTCTAGCCATCTTTTCAGCTTGAAGTAATCTAGCTGTTGACATAGCTTCTTTAGTCTTCTGTTTATCAGAATACAGTTTAGCACCTGTCTTGGCTGCCATGCCTAATAAATTAATCCACATAATGTCTATTTATAGAAGTCTTTGAATAACCATTCAATATATTTTTTCCACAATTTTTTAATAAAACACATAGCATTTTACTCCTTTTATTAAGGTTTATAGAGAACATAACTTAATGTTAATTCTTGATTTGGAAAAATGTCTTGTGTGGTTTTAAGTAACCACTTATTACCATTCTTTATTCTGACACAATTAGGTTTATCTGAATGATTAATGAATCCTCCTAATGGAGTTCTGTATAGTTCATTTTCAAATTCAATATGAGATACACCTAACTCTGTATCTTGTCTAATTTCTTTTACTGCAAAGACTCCAAGTCCTTCAATCCAACTTGGTCTTATAGTACAGCAAGTAGGTAAAGGATTATAGTTCATATTATTAAGGAGTTAATATAAGGCTTTTAATACTTAAGCTACCATCAATATTAGTTTCTAATTCTACTTTACTTTTAATACATTTAAAATCTGTTTGAGCAGAAGCAGAGCGACTAGCAAGACGTTTACCTTTTAAACATTCAGACATAGAGGGTTGTATTCTATGCTCTTTAATTTCAGCACCTACAAACATTAATAAAACAACTGCAGTTTCAATCATTAGTGTACTCCATTACCATTTTTTCTAACTTTATCTTTTAAGTTCTCAACGTCTATTAAAGTTTTTTCCAACTGTTCTCTTAAAAATTCTATGTTAACTTTATTAGTCATGTTCTGTTCTTGTGTTTTTTCTAACTTCTCTACAGTTTTATATATATCTTCTATCAACATAAACTGTTCTTGGTCTGTTGGTTTTTGTTCTGATTTTTTAAGTAAGTCAGCTTGGAATAATTCTCTTGATGTCTCTAAGCTTGTTAACCTAGATGTTACTTCTGTATAAGCAAACACACCCATAGCTACAGCTGCCACTATACCCATGATTGTTTTAAGATCCGTACTTACAGTTGTTTCTTTATTTAGTTTCATTTGGCATTGCCTGTTCCATTATTACAATATCAGGATTATCTTTTAAATATTGTATTTTTAAATTATTCCAATGGTTTCCTGCTGGTTTCTTTTTTGCAACTATTCCTGCCACTCCTAATGTATTACACATATTAAATAATTCTGCAAACTCTACAGGTGGTGGACTAATTTTAGGTATTCTTTTACACTCTTTTATAAGTTCAAGTTGGGTTCTTATTTTATCTTTCTTTTCTTGTTCAGCAATATATTCATCACTACAAACAGCACCTAAAGGCATACGAAATCTAAAACCTAATCTTTGATCTTGATACTCATTACTTATTCCTGATTTATAATCTCTTTGATTCATTTCTGCGTAAGGTTCAAAGCTACCTCTTTCACAAGGATGTGTGTTTTGTAGATATTCGTTTCTAGCTTGTAAATTTGCTATAAGAATAAACAAAAAAAATATAGTAAATAGAATTAAATTTTGTTTCCACATAATAAATTATCTTGAAAGGTCTTTAATTTCGTAGGAGTTTTCCCTTACATTTTCGGAAAGTTGGCGATACAGATTCTCTGCCATTGTCCATGTTGCTTCTGCTGCTGCAAGTCTTGTTTTAAGATCGTAGATGTCAGCTATAGATGCTGTATTTTTTTCTTCTAGCTTAAGGATAGTTTCTTGGTTAGCTGTAATAGTATCTGTTAAATTTAATACATACTTAATAGATGTAAATGATCCAGCTATGATAGCTGCTACTACAGGAACAATAACTATGTTTTTTTTAAACCAAACAAAGTTACTTGGTGTTGGTACTTCATTAGTTAAGACTAAAGGTTTTTGTTTTTTTCTCATAATATAGTTCCTTTATTTTTACCCTCTTTGATTACATACTTTTGAGTACCATTAGCACCAATCTCAACTTCTTTTTTTAAGATTCTATTTAGATATACTTTATTTAATCCCTTGTTGTGTTTTGAATTACAACAGCATGGTTCATGTTTGCCACAACATTTTTTTATATTCTTTTGCATAAGGTTTAATCCTCATAATTAACCATTAATAATTTTATGCCTAATTTCTTTTGTTCTTTGGTAGGACTTCTGTAAATTTTTCTTTTGTTTTTTAACTTCTTACCTTTTATATTATATCGGTAAGTTATTGTCTTAATGTCTAAGAGTTGTATTTTACCATTTTTATCAACTATTACAATATCAAATGGACAAGCAGGATCTACTGATTTTGCCACATAATAACCAGCTTTTACTAATTTAGATATAGCATGATACTCTCCAACAGTTCCTTTAATGGAAGTTTTCTTTTGTCGTTCAGATATTAAGAAAGAAGATTTATTACTAAGTTTGTTAGACCGCCTAGACTTATTGTCAGAAGAACCCATAACATTTTATATATATGATTTACTTTAATATCAAGGTGTGCAAGGTGATTATCTTTTATTGTATTTATTTTTTCATGTATCAATCTTAATTCGCCTTGTAGTTTTATAATGTCTTGCGAATTTTTTTGTGATTGAGATGTCATGGTTTAATTTAATTCTGTTAATTGATCTAAAATATCAAATTTATTTTTTTTGTAATATTCTTTAAATTCTCTATAAGTTTCTTTTTCAGCACCCTCACTATCTTTTATAAGACCTCTTAAAAGTTTATCTCCTGCAATATATCTAATTGATCTTGGAGCAGTAATATCAAGTGCTTCAATAGCAAGACCTACATTTTTAGGACTAGCAAAAAATTTAGATGCTTTTTTAGTTAAATAAACCAAAGGTATTGTTGCTGTTGGTGAGGTAACTGCTCCTGCACCCATAACAACACCACCTGCTATAGATTTTACACCTCCTAACATAGCTCTCCTTTGTATAAAAGAACTTACATCAGGTAATGGCATATTTGCATGAGCTTTAGAAACAAGTAATAAATCTTTTAATCTTTGAGGATTTAAATTTGTTCCTTGAGTTATGTTTTTTAAAACATCAGATTGTTTTCTTCCTATTAAACCTAGTTGTTCCTCAACAATATTTGGATTAAATGATAAGCCATTATCTCCTACAACAGACGCTTTTGTAAAAGCGTTATCAATAACTTTTCTTGAAACTCTAGCAAAATTTTTATCTCCAATTAAAATTCTTAAATCTTTTAAAGATGAGGGAGAACCACTTTTTACTACATATTTGAATAATTCATCAGGTTCTACTGATCCTGGTTTTTCAAAACCTTTAAGAAATATATTTTTATCTGCTTTAGTAAATCTTTGACCAGCAGATCTTTGAAATACTTTTATACCATTAGAAAAAAATTCATCAGCTTTTGATAATTCATTTACTAATTTTGATAAATTTTGTTTACCAATAGTAGGATTTTTTCCAAAAGCAGATAAATTATATTTATCAAAATTTCTTAAAGCAGAATCTGCTGCACCTGATAATTTTGTTAATCTTAAAACACCCTCACCACCTTGTTTAGATGCTTGAGAAGAAAAATTTGCTAAATCTTTTTTTAATTGTTTTATTTGATTTGGTGTAATGTAATCTTCTAACCTTGATAATGACCTCACAAACCCTCCATATTTTTCACTTAAAGCAGGACTTATAGGTTTTTTCATTCTAATAATTGTTTTTTTACCATTTCTCATTACAGTTTTAGTAATTACTTCTTTTGGTCTTCCTTTTAAAAAATCTTTAATGATTGAAGATGCTTCTATTTTTATTTTTTCAGATGGTATAAAGGGTTTGTTAATTTTAGCTGATTCTTTATAAAAAACATTATAAAGACTTGAAGCAACATTTCTAAATTCTTTATTAGAATTTTTAGCTGCTTGAAATATATCAACTCCCAATTCTGACATAGCACTATTAGGAGCTAATTCATTTAAAACTTGATTTTTAACAGACTCAATTTGTAAACCCCTTCTTTCTGCTGCTCTTTTTAATGGTGATCCAGCAATAGGAAACACTCCAACTACTTTTGAGTAACCTTGTCCTATTGAACCTGAAATATCTAATGGATAAATATTTACCCCAATTCTTTTTCCTACTTTATATAATTCTTCTGCTTCTTTACTTACTAATTCACCTTTTCCTCTTTTTGATAATAGTCTTGTTACCATAGGTTTTAAACCAGGAATTGAAGCTGCTGCTAATGAAAACATAGATTCTCTTTTTATATCTTTTAATGCTTGTTTAGAGGTTGAGTCTAAATTTAAATTTTCACCTTGTATATAAGAATTTAAAATATCGTATGCTTGACCAGTTCCAGCAGCACCTAAGACACCACCAGCTAATCCACCAACGATAGCTCCAGGAATTCCACCAACCATAGCTCCAGCTTGACCACCATATCTTGCACCTGTTGCAAAACCTGCCAACCCTCCACTTGCTAAAGCAGTATCTCTTTTTCCAAAAGCATTAGCAGTATTTTGAATAAAAGATTGTGTTTGAATTTCAGGAGTTTGAATTTCAGGAGTTTGAATTTCAGAAGTTTCTTTTTCTTTTAATGCATTTATTATAGCGTTTTCTTCTTTTTCATTAGGAGATTCTCCTTGAATTTGAACATTACCTAATCCCTCAATAAATATCTCTGCCATTTTATTTTTTCAATTTTAATTTTTTTGTTTTAGGATCTATTACATAAGTAGGTACATTAGAAGTAGAAGTAGGAATTGAACTTTCTTCTGTTTGTCTAAATATATCTTTATAAGGGTTTAAAAATTCATTAATTTGAGCATCATCTAATCCAGCAGCTCTATATTGTCTAATGGCATTATCAGTAAGTTCTGCTGCAATAAATTGTAATTTTTCTTGTGCTTTTTGAACACCTCCAAATTCTCTTAAATTTGAGTCAGATCCTGCATCTATTAACATATCTTTTAAAAGTCTGTTGTTTGGATTTCTTGATCTTGCAACAATTAATTTTAAAGCATTTTGTAAAGGTTTTATTCCTGAATAATCTTTATTATTTACAAAACCTAAAGCACCAGCTTCAATACCTGATCCCTCTCTTGCAAGATTTATAGCATCCTCACTAATTCCTCTAACCTCTGTAACCGCATCTTTACTAAAACCTTTAACAGAACCAGCTAAACCAAAAGCACCAGGACTTCTTTTACTTATCTCATTTATTCTTCTAATAAATTCTAAACCTTTTATTGAATATTCTGCTGATATTTTTGCATTATCAACATTAGATTTTGAAACTAAATTAACACTTCCTGCTCCTGTTTCTGTTTTTGCTGTGGCAGCTAACATAGCTTGTTGATATTCTTTTGTTCCAGGTGCAAATCCTGCTGCTATCAAATTTTTCATTAAAGGAGTTCTGTTATCTTTAGGAGTTAATAATTTTTGTATTTGTGCAGTTTGTGCTACAGCAGGTAATACAGAACCAAAAGGATCTCTACCTTGAACACCTTGACCAATAATTCCAGCACCAATTAATAAATTAGGATTACTTGTTAAGCCACCTAACAATCCACCTGTAGCTTTAGTGTTTTGATTAGTTAATAAACCTTGATTGTCATTTGTTTTTCTTAACCCAAGTGTTTCTAAAAATTTCATTCTGTCCAATATTGATGCCATTATATTAATCCTCTTGTTTGTAGATACGGAATATTAAAAGGGTTCGTACCTGTGTTTTGTGCCGTTAAAGCTCCATAGGGAGCTGTAGAATAACCAAACTGTTGTGCTAAGGGGTTTATAGACAAAGTTTGTGCTACACTAGCTTTAGCCGCATCATAGTCTGTTTGCAAGTCATTTGAAAGTCCTGATTGACCTCCTAGATTAGCAAAGTAATCATTTACCATAGATTGAGGTGCTTGACCACCACTTACTAAAAAAGGAGCTTGAGGAATAAGTTGTTTTACCAAATCAGACTCAGGTTGATTTAAATTTTGTATGTTTTGAGTATCTCCTGATTGATAAAGATCATTAAAAGATTGACTTCTAAATCCTGCATCAAATGCTTGTTGGTCAAGAACTTGTTGAGTTTCTAAATCTTCAGAAGAATAATCTGTTGTCAAACCTCTTGACTCTGCCCAATCTCCAACAGTAGAAACATAATCACCCTCTCCATAACCATCTTCACCTGTAATACCTGCGTATTGATTTTCAGGTGTTCCAAATACATCTTGAGCAGCTCTAATACCCATACCTATTAATCCTCCACCTTTAACATAATCAGTTACTCCACCAATTACATTTTCAGCAAAGGTAGGTTCGGCTTGAGTTGGTGTAAAATAAGCATCACTAGAATTATAAGTAGAATCTATATCTGATCCACCAACAACATCTGAAACACTAACAGTATCTGATCCACCACCTGAGTATGCAGGAGAGCCACCACCATAACTATTGTTAGTAGAGGAATCTACTCCAGCTTCATCATAGGTTGAACCACCTGAATAAGCAGGAGAACCACCTGAATAATTTGCTGTTACTGAACCAGTATCATAGTCGTCAAAATTTGCTGCTTCTTGTGAACTTGATCCTGCATCACCGCCTGAATCTGAACTCATGTTTTCTCCTTAAAAAATTATTGAAATACAAAAAAGAATAAATAAACCTATTAAAAATTTTGATGGATTTTTTTGTATGTGAATATCCATATCGTAATATATTTTTTTTAGTTTTTTCATTATAATAATCCTCCAAGTAATCCAGCACCTGCACCAGCTAAAGCACCATAACCACCTAAAAAACTAGATGGAAGTGAAGAACCAAGTAACGCACCACCTAAAGCAGTTGTTAGTGGGTTAGCTCTAGTTTGTGTTTGACCTGAACTTTGTGTTACTGGAAACCCTGAAGCAATAGGAGAAACCAAACCAGCATATTGTTGTAATGATTGGAATGGTGCTAAATTTTGTTGTCTTTGTAATTGCTCTAATTGTTGTCCTGTTTGTAAAACGCTTGGTGCTTGAGAAGCTATAGCTAACTGTCTTTGTCTTTCAGTATCGTATTGTTGAAATGCCAAAGGTAATGCAGCTTGAGCTACTTGAGAAGTAACTTGATTTTGCATCATTGGAGAACCAGGTGTTCTACCTGCTCCACTAAATTGTTGTGCTACGTTAGTATAAATATCTCCAGCAGATTTTTGAATTAATGGTGAAAGAAAAGGGTTTAAGTATTGTCCACCAAGTGTTGCAGCTAATTGTTGTTGAGATGCTGTTCCCATAGCTTCTTGTTGTGCAAGTCCTGTAAGAGTTTGTTGGCTTGGTGCTACATAACCACTAGCTTGTACTCCTTGACCATAAAGATTTCCAGCTTCTGAAATAATTTGATTTAATGCTGGTTGTGCTGGTGCGTAAGGTGTAACGCCTTGTGCTTGAACTTGTTGTTGTCCTCCACCTGATGATCCTCCTCCAAAACTCATATTTTCTCCTTATTTAATTTTTTCTCTAATACTACATGGGTCATCTTGTAATCAAAGTTGTTTAATATTCTTTTCCAACCTGGTCTTGCAATTAACTCCATCATTAAACAATCTTCATCTATTGCAAACTGTTCAATGTCTTTAACTAGGAATTGCCATTTGTTTCTTTGTCTGCCTGTCATAATATATATGTGGCAAACTTTTCCTAATTCTCTTTTGATGATCTCTGTAACAACTACACCAAAATATTTTTCTCTTGTTGTCTTCTTATCTTTATCCCAAAGAACCCA